TAATACATGGAGCATTTTTCTTTGCCTGTTCAAACATATCACGCACACGAGATGCGCCGACGCCAACAAACATTTCAACGAAATCAGAACCAGATAGGTGAAAGAATGGAACGCCTGCCTCGCCTGCTACTGCCTTAGCAAGTAGAGTCTTACCAGTTCCTGGAGGTCCAACAAGTAGAACGCCCTTTGGAATCTTACCACCAAGGCGTTCGAACTTAGTAGGATCTTCAAGAAACTCTACAACTTCCTGTAGATCTTCCTTTGCTTCATCAACGCCAGCAACATCTTCAAATGTTATTTTGATGTCTTCTGGATCGAGAAGTTTTGCTTTAGACTTACCCATTCCCATTGCGCCGCCCATTCCACGACCAGCACCACGACGAGAAATCCAAAGCCAAAGAGCAAAGAATAGAAGAATTGGAGCAAGATTGATAAACAAATTAGTAAAGAATCCACCTTCGTTTGGTGGTTCTGCATTAATTTGAATTTTCTTATTATCTATTTTCTGTAAGAATGTACTTACAGAAGGAACGTAAGTATTAAACTGTCTGTTATCAATAAAATGTCCAGTAACTTCGTTGCCCGAAATAGTCAAATCGTGCACTCGATTCTCGTCAAGTTGAGCAACGAGCTCGCTGAAACTAATTTGTCTTGAGTGAGTTCTTGTAGATGCTGTATCATTCCAGATAGCAAACATCGTCAACGATGCTAAGATCACGAGAACCCAAGGAGTTAGCTTTCTCCAATCCATGATATTACCTTTCTACTATATAACCGCAATTAATTATATAGTGTTCCTTAATATAAGTCAAATTATTCAACTCGAGCAGCTTGGAAATGCATCCCGTCTGGTCTTGACCATGGCCCTCCCCAAACCCAACCTTCTTCTTTAAATGCTTTGACAATTAGAGAGTTCTCTGTGAAAGAATACTTATTGTATCCTGGTTTCTTACCAAGCATATTATAAGGCGCTGCTATGTCAATAGCAAGTCCATAAGCATGTGTAGATAGAGAATGGCCGCCACGCATGTTACGAATATTCCACGATCCAGAGAAAATGTGTAGCTGTTGAGCTTTAATCTTATCGTAGTCTCTACCATTCTCGTCCCACACATACGTAAGAACACGAACAAGAGAGTCAGAACAAATCTTATTCATCCAGGTCTTAGTAATTTTAATATCATCCATCCACATAGTGTATGGTAGATTAACCTGAACCATGTGTTTCTTAAAGGTTCCGCCATAATCAGGAACACCAAATTTCTTGCGTAGTTCTGATTGTAGAGGCCAGACGTTTTTCTTGAGTTTAGATACGGTAGGAACGTTCGCTTCTTTGACGGTGTTAGTAACTGTTACGAACTTTGTTTCATCTGCTTCTTTTACTGCAACATCGGTAGTGTATAATTTACCGTCATGAATAAATGTTTCTTTGCCAGCTTTCCTCGCAGCAGCAAATGCTTCTTTGAATGTAGCCATAATATTCTCCTAATAATGAAAGGGAGAGCCGAAGCTCTCCCTTATTTAGAAGTTATTTGATGTCTACTTTCTTCGGCTTCTTTTCCTCAGGAACAACGTTCTCTAGGAAGATCTTTAGCATACCATTAACATATTCAGCGTTCTTCACTTCAACAGTATCAGCAAGAGTAAACTTGCGAGTAAACACTCTATCTGCTATACCTTTAAAAAGATACTGAACAGGATTATCGATAGGATCGATCTCATCGACAGTAAATCCACCCTTTACTACAAGAGTGTTGTTTGCTAATTCAATGTCGAGATTATGCTTACCGAAACCAGCCAATGCGAGTTCAATAGTATAGTTGTTGTCATCCACCTTTACAATATTATATGGAGGCCAGTGGGTTGCTTTTGCGTAGGTTTCTTGGGCGGTAGCTAAGTTCTTTAGCATGCGATCGGCGCCAACAAACCACTTATCGATATTACCTGTGTTGAATGAAAATACATCATTAGTCATTTTTATTCTCCTATTAAGCGAGTTTACTTTTGTATCCCTTACGGCGATACTTTACATAATATAATATACATTGCACAAAAAGTCAAGGGTTATTTGCGCATATATTCACCACCATTCCATGTTCGACCTTCTGGCCAATACTGATGGCCATCTTTTGGCCAATTGTAAGGATTTTCTTTTACGTTAGGCGGTTCGATGTTATCATAATCTTCATGACGAATTCTATCTTTATAGTAATGTCTATAACGTCTATGATCCATTTTTCTTCCAGGTTTATCGCTTGATGCGCAAGTAATACCAAACCCTGGATGTTTTCTATAAGATCTACTCATAAGACACCTCCTAATGAAGTTTCTTGCCGAATGTTTCTTTTGCAACCACATATACTGACATATTATATCTGTCCATAATAAAGATGGGAGTCATGTTAGCCGCTTTATATTCATCAGCAGCCTTTAAAACTGTTCTAATACCAGATTCTTCGTCTTCGGGAATATATTGAACTGCTTCTCTCATAACCTCTTCAGAAACTTGAATCATATTATCGAGATTAGGTTTTCTCATTATTATCTTTCTTAAAATAAGACATATACTGTGTGGCAGAATACATAAATGTTTTATAACTAAAAACTGTCAAATAAAATACGTTTCTATACCATTCATAAACTGGATTTCTTGCCAGTACATCCTTATCTTTTTCTTTTTTCTTCTTATGCTTTTTGTCTAATAATTGTTTATTATTTATAACAAACGCATAAAATTCCATGTTCTTTTCGACCATTTCTTCACCAACTATCAATAACTGTTCAGTTGGCATCAGCTTTTTCATTCTTTTGTAAAACTTTTTTCTTCTTTTTGCCGCATGATACTGATCTAACAGAATTTCATCCAGTTCATTCATATAATATCCATGGTAAAGATTGCTCTAATATAATGTTGTGGGTCGAACGGAATACGATTACGAGCAAACACAACAAAACCTAGATCATTGTCCTTCATAGCTTCTTTCATTGACTTGCCTGTAGTATATACATCGTCAACAACCAAACGCAATGGATGTCCTGGAGTAATATACTTTTCTAAAGCTAACGCCAGTTTAGTGCCGCCACGAGGAATACCGTAAACACTACCAAATCTAGTACGCTCATTGATGATCCTTGCTAAACAATCCCAGTCTGCATCAGATAATGCATCACATTCAATTTTCCAATTTAACTCATGACCAGCATGGGATATAAAGTTTCCTTCTTGAAATAGATTCATGTCATATACCTTACTGCTAATTTCTGTTCTACTAACCATTCATTGATATTCTGTTTATCCTTAACGATAATGCCAAGATATCTACCATATTTTTCTTGTTTATCTTTAACGGTTAGAAGAGTTATTGTCTTATCTTCTAGAAGAGTAATTAGTTCTGCTTTTAGTTTCCTGCCTTCAACAGTATTCATTTCCGGAGCGTTGATGCCTGCTAATCTAATTTTCATATTCATTTTAATGTGGAATCCAAGATCAACCTCGGCTTCTATAGTATCTCCATCTACAACTCTGGTGACTTTAGCCTGATACTCATACATTACTTTTTCTTTCTAAAGAGATACCATTGGAGTCTTATGAAACCAATGACTCTGTTTATATAGTCTGTCAGATAAACGTCACGCTTGTTATTGAGCAACCACAATCTATCATAGTCTGCCTGTAGAGCAGATATTAGATATGCAGCCTTGCGAGGAACAGACATACATTGAACATGATTGTTCTTTTCAATCCAGTCTGCTAACTCATGTAGTTGCTTGATTATTTCGTCGTGGTCATTCATCCACTCTCTCGCCTACTTCATTAACGTGGAAACCGGCACGGACTTCTAATTCATCCTGTGTTTGTTTATAGAACTTGAACACATGATTACAATACCATCTGTCCCAGTCTCCACCGTCAAACTTTTGTTCTTTCAAATAATCATCAAACAGTTTGTTATACTCTTTTTGTGTAATGGTTTTATTTTGACCGGCAGCTACCATACGGCAACCTCTTTGTTTATTTGTCCGAATGCCAATGCGTGATACATTCTAACCGACCTTGCTCCCTTTTCAGAGAGGACTCATAACTCCGCCTTCATCATTGTTTCAGAACCAAAACGCATACGCTTCAATAGCATACTTGTTTCTGGTAGAATACGATTCATAAAGTATTCTGCGGTATTGTGTCTGTCTTTATCGTCAGTCATCTTTACATAATTCTCTTATTAGTTCAGCAATCTTCAAACAGTTTTCAGAGTTATACACATTAGACCAATATGCTTGATCTTCACCGTTTGTTGGTCGTTTGCTGAAATACTGTGACGTTGATTCTAACCATAATATTGCTTCAAACGCTGTCATTCTACAATCTCCTCATAACCACGATGCTTCGTAATAGATAGAACGATATTCATCCTTAGAATGTTCTTCAGTTAGCCAGTTTTTAGCCTTCGTGAATAGTTCTATATCACGAGCCTTCTGTTCCTCATGAGGATCGTATTCGTCTTTTTCCTCTGTGAAATAAGCCTTACCAAAGAAAAAACCTGTTACAAGTTCATCATAATGGCTATCATTCTCCCATACATTAATAATATAATCAAGGTCATCTTTATCTAGATCGATCTTCTGGCCATCATCAAATCCGGCAGCAAAGGCTTCAACGATAAATCCATGAAGGTTGACACGTTTATTCCAATAACCCATTTCAAGTAACACAGACGAAACAGGAAATCCATCGACCTTTTGTTCTTTGGAAAAAGAACACTTATTACCGTAGAGATACATATCAAGACCCATGTTTCAATCCTTTCTTGACTTCCTTTTCCGATACAACATTTCCGCAACTACAAAAGGATCTATTCCAGGAAAGTATCCTTTTTCTTGGAGATACTCAGCCTGTCTAATATACTCTATTTGCTCTCGGAAGTCAAGTTCTTTCCACGATTTCATCAAAACCTCGGAATACTAAATAGAAGTGTAGGTCGCAGGACGGGAATCCTCACCTACTCTAAACCTGATCGGAGGTCCAGCATGGATATTTATACTACAACCAACTACCGCAAAATCTGGGAACATTTCAACGGTCCTATTCCTAAAGACGAACAAGGAAGATCGTATGAAATCCATCACATCGACGGTAATCATTCCAATAATCATATAGATAATCTCCAGTGTGTTTCTATACAGGAACATTACGATATTCATTTTTCCCAGAACGACACATACGCTTGTTTGAGAATATCTCAAAAACTCAAAATGACTCAACAAGAAATCTCTGACTTTGCCACCAAGTTGAATAACGAAAGATGGTCTGACCCCGAATATTATGCCAGAATGTTAGAAATCAATAACACTCCTGAGATAAGAAAACTAAGGTCAAACAATCTAAAAAGACAATGGGATGATCCAGAGTTTCGTGATAACATGGTGGCCATTAGAAACTCTCCTGAATACTTGGAAGAAAGATCAAAGATAAGTTCAAAGGTTTGGTCCAATACTGCCAAAAGAGAAGCATTATCAAAGAAGCATAAAGAAACATGGTCTGACCCTAAAAAGAGACAAGAGCAGTCGGAAAGACGAAAGAAGTATTTTCAAAC